AGGAGAAGACTAATGGCTAAACAATGGACAAAAGAATTGGACGATGCGTTGACGACAATGCACGGCGCGGGAATGACAGCCAAGGAGATTGGCTCAATCATGGACCGAACAGCAGGTGCCGTAGGGCAACGTGCGTTCCACTTGGGTATCACCAAAAAGCGTAGTGCCTCACTACCTATTGATATACCGACGTACTTCGATGACGAGACCGAGGTGCCTGTGGACTTCATGTGGCGGGGTGAACCTACTGAGTGGAACGCGCCGAAGACCAAGCAGAAACCTTTGTGGTGGACAGCAATGATGTGGTGGAGAAAATAACATGCTAATGCTAAACCAACTAACAGAGGAGCAGCGGCTGACAAAAGCCGTTGTCTCCATCATGGGGAACCCGAAGTACACAGCACTCGCAGGGGTGTTGATGATTGGGAACCGCAACATAGTAGACGACCCAACTATACCAACCGCATGCACCAATGGTCGTGACGAGATGTATGGACGTGAGTTCGTGAAGCAACTCAACGACGCCGAACTTAGGTTCTTGGTGTTGCACGAGGTGTACCACAAACTGTTCCGTCACCTGACAACGTGGCTACATCTATACAAGCAGGATGCACATCTTGCGAACGTAGCGTGTGACCACGTCATCAACATCAAGATCATAGACGACAACGCAGATGGCTTCGCTGCTATGACTGGCGTACTCGAAGGTGGGTGCTATGACCGCAAGTATGTCGGCATGGATACCGCACAGGTGTACAACTTGCTACGTGAAGACCAAGAAGGTGACGACGGTGGGCAGGGTGAAGGCCAAGGCGAAGGTCAGGGTGAAGGCGATCAAGGTAGTGACTCACTACAACAACCGTTCGACCAACATGATTGGGAGAGTGCCAAGGAACTATCCGCAGACGAACAGCGGGACTTAGCACGGGAGATCGACGAGGCCATACGCCAAGGTGCATTGGTTGCAGGTAAGATGGGCAGCGGTGGTGATCGGGACTTGCACGAACTACTACAGCCGCAGATCAACTGGCGCGAAGCACTGCGTGAGTTTGTGACATCCACTTGTGCAGGTAGCGACTACTCTACGTACAGCAGACCCAACCGTCGGTACTTGTCGTCAGGTATGTACATGCCAAGCGGTATCAGTGAGCAAGTCGGGGAACTGGTGGTTGCGATCGACACGTCGGGATCAATCGGACAACGCGAACTGTCTGCGTTTCTAACCGAGGTCAAAGAGATATGTGATACGGTTAAGCCTGATGGCGTACGTCTTTTGTACTGGGACACCCGTGTATGTCGTGACGAGAAGTATGACACACATGAACTCGACGACATCGTATCGTCAACTAAACCCGAAGGTGGCGGCGGCACAGATGTAGAGTGCGTTACCGATTACATCCGTGACAACAACATCAACGCGCAAGCGGCTATCGTTCTGACAGACGGACACCTCTACGGTGGCTGGGGTCAGTGGGGCATGCCTGTGTTGTGGTGCATCATGGACAACCTGAGTGCCAAGCCCGACGTGGGTGTGGCTGTCAACATCAAATCAAGGGATATGTGAGATGGGTTATAGGAGTGACGTGTATATAGGGGTGGCGTTTGAGAACGAGGCCAACTTGAAGGAATTACTTGCCGTGTATGCCATCGACCCACGGGTGCAGAAGCTAAACCTACTGAAAGAGTGGGACGTTATGGAGGACAACATTCTGCTCTGCGTAATCGAAGATGTGAAGTGGTATGACGGTTACGAAGATGTGCAGGGTATTGAGCACATGCTCAACCTAGCGGATAAGTTTGACGCCGAGCGCGACATGCCCATAGCGTATCGGTTCGTTCGTTTGGGTGAAGACGAAGGCGACACGGAAACCCGTGAAGAACACAACGGGGACGAAGGTCAGCTAATAGAGAAACTATGGGCAGGCATGCAGCTGTCCCGAAAAATGGAGGTATCACTATGAGTAAGATAGGTAACTACGTTGTGGGTCTGCAAGAAGCGGCAGCAACTAAGGTCGATTGTCCTGAGTGTAAGGGCGAAGGTGAGTGTGCGTACGACAGGTTTGTGCCTATGGGGTTCAGCAATGACTACGGGGACTTCGAGGAATACATCGCCCAGTGTGATAACTGCGAGGGCAGTGGCACGGTAGAAGTTGAGGAGGAATAATCGTGTGGGCCGCATTGCACACCAAACAAAACAGACGTTAAAATTCAGACGCAGCCCACCATAAAAATCTAAACTAGAATACCCAATCCATCAATAGGAGACTAACCAATGGCACTAACATTTTCATCATTCGATACCTTCGACGAGGTAGTGGCTCACTACAACAACACCACACCCCTGCGTGGTAAGGACAATGTAGGTAAAGACATACGCCCTATCGGGGATCGCAAGCGCAAGCACGAACGTATCGCCAAGATCAGCGAAAACTGCTACGCGCTGTCAGATGGCTATCACTTCGGTGACGAACACTTTTACTACTTTAATTACGGCGCTGCAAATTACAAACCCTCACTCGCATATATGGAGCAGTATGCACCTATAGTGTGGCGCAAGAAGCGTGACGGCACAGAAGAAGTCACACTACGTAATGGGTATGGCTTCGGGGCGCATAACTCACGGTATCAATTCCTGTATCGTCATACACCCAAGGGCATGTGGTTCCGCAATCGCAACGGCAAGCACTTCATCGGGAAAGGGTCTACGGACTACTACCTCGCCAAGGTACGCACCGCGCCGAAAGCTATATACACTGCGATCAAATCTAGGGCGGGGACACAGTTCTGGACGAAGCAAAACGCTGCATGGGTTATGGCACACGACGACAACTCTGCGGTTGTGTTCCGTAAAGACGCACATGGTTCGTGGTTACACGTCTCGGGTACAGGGCAAGACATATCCAACGCCAAAGGCCCAACAGTCAAGAAAGCAGAGAAAGCCAAATACAAAGACGCAATCAAGTCGTTCTTCGAGTGGGGTATGGCCATGTCGCCACTGCTACCACTAGAGGACAACGACTATCGGTTGGCGCGCAGTGCTGACATCGCCAAACACTTCGACAATCGGTATAACTGGTCCAACACACCCCTCGAAAAGATGAAGTCTCGTGCGATCGTGTGCGCCGACGAGCACCCACTGCGGGTATCACTATGGGTAGAGTTCGCGACTTCGCACAGCTGCACTGATAAGGGTTGGAGTTTCGCAGAACGCAGCTTCGCGGTCAAAACCGTCGAGACCAAGGAAGACTTGGCCCGAGTACGTACACTTTACAATAGGTGGATCAACAGGAACCTCGGGTTCGTAACTAAGGGTATAGGGAGTAAGTAATATGACACTGCAAGCAACGCTAGTTAAGGACATCCAAAAGGATGAATGTATATCGGACGTCAACGTCGGCGTTATGGATATGGCGCACGACCTAAAGGAGAAGATGCGCGGTATTGAGTTCGGGCAATTAAACCAAAAGGCTTTGTGGGTGTTTCGACCACAAGACACCTACGCAATGGGCTTCATAGCGTGTGGTGATTATATGGATGGCGGCGATGGTAGAGATAGATACCATGTGTTCTCACCTAACATAACCAACAACACGTACACCTATGGTGACAGAGAGTATATGGCCAGTGCCCTGCACAGAGCCAAGGGTGTTAAGAACGCAGCAAAATATCTACGTCCATGGACCACTAAACAGGTGATGGCACGGGTGCAGCGGGACATGTACAGTAAGGCCGACGAGGTACAGATTGAGACACGGCACCGAGCAGAGGCATGCGCCCGAGAAGCTAGGGGTAGAAACCTCCTAGAAGTACGTCGGTACACTGCGTTAGAGGCGAACCCCCTGCAGAACGAGCTAAAGCACCTACTGGATAGTGGCTATGAGTTCCTTGACAAGAACCTAGAGCAGAACTTACGTGCGACCTTCACCGCAAACGAGGAATACGAGGAGATCAAGAAGCAAGCGGAGGCACCACTGACGTTCGTTGAGATAATTACCGTAGACGATACTCAACACTTCCGAGGATACACAGACGTGCCATCCACTAGTAGCTTACTGAGCGTACGTGGTTTAGATGAGGACACCGCGTTCAAGTACACACTAGGAGATATACCCGAGCAGATTATGGGTCCGATCTCTGTGTTGTCTATGGTCGGCGTAGGTCAGTATGTGGCAGGTGTCGGGTATCGGGCTGGCGAGAATATGTTTTATGTGAAGTGCGAGTAACATAACGTGGGTAAACCAGACTATAAAACATACCGTGTGACGGTACATCCTACTACGGGGCGGGTAGAAATAATGTGTTTCGACCTCGGAAGTATTGACGCGTCAGGTACAGGCCTATACAGTAACATAAACGAGACGCCATCTTGGATTCAAGAACGTATCGCTGTTCTAATGATGACCGATCCTACTCCGCCAACAGAAGAAGTTGATGATGTGGGACGTAGAATAGATAAATCAACTTACTGGGTCTACCAAGATTAGGTAGTGCCTCACTACCTTGGGGGGCTACGGTCCCCCACCCAGATCACAGAAACCAGTTACTACGGTATGGAGAAACCAATGGCTACAACACCGGAAGCTAAAGTCAAAAAAGTAGTGACCAACTACCTAAAGAAGATGGGGGCGTACTACTTTTACCCTGTCACTGGAGGGTTCGGTCGCAGCGGCGTACCTGACATCGTTGCCTGCTACAAAGGATTGTTCTTCGGTATCGAATGTAAAGCGGGGAAGGGTAAGACCACCGCACTACAGCAGAAGAACCTAGAAGACATCAGGACTGCAGGAGGTTTTGATTGGGTCGTGAATGAAGAAAACATGCACGACACTGAAGAAGTGCTCACAGCGTGGGTAAACGTATAAACACAACCAAATCCAAAGGATTATTATTATGACTACTAACAATATGATTACTGAAACAGTGTACATCGAAACACAGTTAGAAACTCTCACAACCTTCGGCATCCGTGTAGCCACTGGTGAACAAGTATTCATCAACGCAAAGGTTGCGCGCAAATATGGTATCGAAGAAGACCAGACGCGAGAACTAACAATGCTTCCTAACTTCGGTAGCTCCCATGAGGACACGCCGTGGAAAGCTGTTGGGGTATCTATAGCCGATGCTAGTGCATCACAGCCCCGCACCGACGAAGCACCGACACCTCGTGTTGAAGTGGCCAAACTCGAAGACCGTATCGTGGATTACTTCGACATTGAGGCTAATCAGTTCCCGCAAACTGCACCCGCATTAGCCGAAGCGTTGGGCGAAGAAGACTTGTATATGCAGCAAACATTGAGCCGCATGCACATGACAGGTGAGATTTCTAAGGCACAAGTGTGGGCCAGAGGAACCCAAGAGAAAGCATCGTTTGTATTGTGGGCACCCGAAACCTCATGGTTCTCGCTATAATGGGTGAGGGCAAACTGACCCCCGCCCTCGAAGCAGAACTACGGTTCCTACGGAAGCAGGTAGATTTCTGGCAGCAACAGTACCTCTCTGTAGATTCGTCACCCTCGGCCAACCAGCGTTACCACTACGCCAAGGATGACCTAACAAAGTTTGTGAGCAATCGCCGCAAAGAAGGATGTAAAATATGACCAACGTATTCACTGAAAAAGAAACACAGGTGTGGGAGTACCTTGTACGGAACCGCAAAGCTACCGCAGAGGAAGTGGCTGAGAAGCTAGGGCTAGACCGTGCGTTTATCCTGCAGATGTTCAGCAGAATATCATCTAAAAACTGGCGAGAAGACGTACCTGCAAACTCGAAGCAGGTNNATGATATTCTGGCATTTACTTGTGTTGACGTACACGTTCGAGGGCGACACTTACGTTTCCCAGATAGCGTTTCGGGATCAGGCATCATGTGCCAATGCGATGGATGAGATTTACCCGACGATTTTGGCTGAGTACAGCGATTCGATGGCCCAGTGCACTAAGACAGACACGGCATCTGGCTGGACAATACGTCCCAAGGCTAGGCCAAAGACATGAGCAGCGTAGCAGTTCTTGAACAGGAGAACGCACGACTACGGGCTAAGATATCCAAGCAGCGCACAGAGGTTGCTCGTCTGACCATGAAACTAGAAGCAGTTACCAAAGATAAAATGGGTCTACTCAAAGACCTAAAATGGATGCGAGGAGAATAGTAATGACAGATTCAACATGGGATACACGGAACAGACATAAGTTCGCAGGAGTACCTGTATTATCTTCCAAAGGCCGACGCCTATCGTTGCAAAGCCTAGAGATAATACAGCGGTACCGCGATGGTCAGCGCCCGATAGAGATAACGCAAGAGATGGGACTGCCATACCAAAACGTAATCGGTGTAGTCCACAGGGCGTTGAAGCGTGGCGACGTGGTCGATGCACGTAAAGTGTACACCAACGAAGAACGCATGACGCTCATAATGAACAACCCTGCGTTCAAGATTGGTAGCCTAACCAAACACATTGCGCGTGGTATGACTGAGGAGGTGTACTTCGCGATAGTTAAACGCATGACAGCTGGAGGGTTCAAAAGTTTTTCAGAGTACATGGTCGAAGCCGCAGTAGACGCGCACTACGCGGAAGAGGA